ATGTCTTTAAGGGTGTCATAGTCACCCTTTTCAAATCCTTGTGTTTGGGCAAAGTAAAAGTCAATAACTGCACTCTGGTTAGGGCGATAAGTCTTGTTCTTAAGCGTGCGAGCCTTAATAGTTTGACCTACAACTTCGTCCTTATCCTTTAACCACTCATCACGCTTAACTTCAACACGAGTAAAGTATGCAAAGTTCTTTGCTAGACCACCTGGAGTAGTACGTGGATCGCCCCACATAACACCAATCTTCTGCCTCCACTGGTTAATCATTAAGCCAGTGCATACACGTTCATCAACAATCAAAGAGCGCTTCTGTGCCTCTGAGGATTTGCGAAAGAACTTAGAGGTAAGGCGAGCACCTAGACCAACAGTAAACTCTTCCATTGTCTTTTCTGATTCATCCCCAGGAACTAACGCTGGAAGGGAGTCAATAACAATAAGGTCTACCGCACGATTAGCCATAACCCTAATCACAAGGTTGTATGCCTGCTCCATGATGTTAGTTTCAACAATCCACATGCGCTCTAGGTCAACACCAATTGACTCTGCATACTCAGGGACAAACTCCTCAGCAGCAATCCATAGACAAATAAACTCAGGATTTAGTTTTTGATTTTCTGCAATGGTCTTAAACGCAAGAGCAGTTTTACCAGAGGACTCTTCACCAATGATCTCACTCCACTGGTTTACGGGCCAGCCGCCACCAAGCATGAGGTCGTATGACAAGATGCCAGTAGACAACCTCTCTAGTTTTCCACGGGTATCACTACCCTTAACAATTGTCCCTAATCCGTACTGCTTGTTGACTGAGTTGACAATTGAAGAAAGGCTATCCCAATTTGTGTCCATGTATTTCTCCTGTTCATGCTGACCAAGATATTTGATCCGCTTGTTCGTATAGTCCGTTCCAGCCACACTCAAAGCATCTCGGTGCAGGTACGTTACCACCTGCCGATGCATTTGCACGACTAAACACGTTTTTACTTCCACATCTTGGGCAAGACAAACCACCATCTAAACGTTGTGCTTCCCCACCCTTCCATGAGCGTAAAGCCGTACCCATGTCAACTTTTCCATCAGCATCAGGAACAGGTCTTGCTTGCTCTGATGCTTGAACTATTGCACGAGCCTGTTGTTGTAGTGCTGGCAAAATATGATTAGGTGTAGTCGGCACCGCAGGTCTACGTTCTACTGTTTTATTGTTTAACTTGTTGTCCCACCAACTAGCCATCGTAATCCATCTCCTCTTCCCAATCTAAAAAACTGTCAGGTGATATTAAAGCAATAACATTGTTCTCTAGCAACTTCTGAACAAGAGCCATCCCATATGACAGCAATACTGTCTTTGATCCGTCAACCATCCTAGTACTAGGTTTCTCATCTTCACCCATGGTAACTTCTAAAACTTCTGTAAACCAATTAACTGCTTCTTCAACCTCATCGTACACACCAAAATCATGTAAAACATCCCATTGGGAGTTAATTAATTCGGATTCCATATCTTGTACTTCTTTAGATGGTGGTGTAAGACCCATATGTTGGGCCAGTTCTTGACCAGATGGTAATGAGAGCATTAAACAAAAGTTTCGTTTTTCACCGACAGATCTCATTTTCCTTTTGCCTCCGACCAACTAGTTGCTGCATGACAGGACACTTTAAGTGTTACTCCCATAATACTCCTGCCATGCCCCATTGCAGAAACTAACGTCTGCATTGCAGACTCTTCTTCTTCTTTAGGGGCAATAACCACAAGTTCGTCATGTACCTGTACCAGCATCTTGACATTGGTACCACTAAACGCTGCGTCCACGTCAATCATAGCCTGTTTACAAATGTCTGCGGCACTTCCTTGAATAATGGCGTTGATGGCTTGACGTTGGGCACGAGAAACATCAAATTGCCTAGTCAAGTTAAGACCAGGAAGCCTCCTACGCCTACCACTCAAGGTAGATACGTAGCCTGCCTTTGTACCTAAAGCAATGGCAACTTGCTTCCACTTGGTTAGGCCAGAGAAACTTTTATAGTAAGCGTTAAGAATCTCTTCAGCATGTTCATCAGAGATGCCTGTCGTCCTAGCCAGTTTTGCAGAGCCACCACCATAGGCAGTAAGGAAGTTCACACCCTTACCAATCTGGCGCTCCTCTGAAGTTACTTCTGACAAATCTTTCCTAAAGACTGCTGCCGCTGTAGCGGCGTGAATGTCCTCATTGTTTTTAAAAATGCGAAGTAACTGGGGGTCTTGACTAAACATCGCCATAACACGCAACTCAATTTGATCGTAGTCAGCAACCAACATGGTGTATCCCTCAGGCGGAACAAACAACCCTCGGATGCTGGAGTCACGTGGAATGTTCTGCAAGTTTGGGTCATTGGATGACAACCTACCTGTAGCAGTTCGGTGCAGGTTATAGGAGGGGTGCAACTTCCCGTTATTTAGTTTAGGGATCAAACCATCAACGTAAGTAGATTTTAACTTCTGTAGTTCAGAATATGAAAGCAGTAAAGGAACCAAAGGGTGATCCTCTCGTAACTTCTCTAGGGCTTCCATGTCTACGGATGGTGCACCTTTAGGTGTTTTCTTGTGGGGCTTCAAACCTAAACCACCATCACGCTTTTTGTTAAACAAGTACTGTTGCTTGTCTTTATTGGAGTCAGGGTTAAACCCTGCGTAGGACATATCAGTAATTTCAAGCAAGCAATCACGTTGTTTAATCTCTAAATCTTTACGAAGGTCTTTGAGGGCACTGGTCTTTACCGTGATTCCCTCATCTTCCATGTTCATAATTACTCGCAAAACTTCCATATCTTGTTTAAGTGCTGGCAAAATAGATTCTGAGAGGCGCAACTTAGCCTTCAATTTGGTATACAGCAACCAAGTCCAACGAGCATCCAAATGCACGTAACGAGCCGCTTTATCAAAGGGAACCGTATCAATAACAGATCCTAACTTGCCTTCTTTTGCGTAAGCATCATGCCCATCAAAGTTACGCATAATTAGTTTCTTCAATGAAAACTCAGGGACATTCTCATCTTCAAGGTGTTGGAGAATCATTGTGTCCATGTATGGACCTGGTGGTAGTTCTCCGTAGTACTTCTTAATAGAGCGAGCATCAAACTTTACGTTATGTCCTACCTTGATGAGGTCACTAAAGAAAATTGGGCGCAACGCCTCAAAGACCTCTGAACGAGACAGTTGTGGTGGTGCAGGCGAATACTCTCCAGGAATGACGTACTTAGCCTTAGCCATAGACTCGTTGCCGTTTTCTAGCAACTTACGATAGCCAGTTGGTGGAATGGTTGTACCATCGCCCCGTTGTTCAGGAACAATAATGTCTCCTAATTTGTGGCCCATTGGTATTGCCCATGAGTGCCCTGCCGTAGCAATGCTGATCCAAAACACCTCATTACGAAGAGGGTCTAGGGCTAAGTCTTTTAAGTACCTAGAACGAATTGTTTCCGTTGAACTAGCAATTATGGCGCTCCCTGGGTTCTTGAGAGTTGCAATGTGTTCCTTACACTCTTTTTCAAAAAGTTTAAGAAAATCATCATGCCTCTCAAGAACCCCACGGGATTCCACGTCAAAAGCAAACTCTCCTGCTTTTGTTACTACTTCTACAAGGGTTGTCAACTGCTCTACGGTGTGCACCGTATGACGCATGTTAACTACCTAGCGTCAAGCAGTTCAGTAGCAACTTCCAACAAGTCAGAGCGTGTTGGGATTTGGATGATGCTTGGGTCATAGGCGTTGTTTACCAAGACCTTCATACCGTCCTCTGTGATTGGAGTAAGTTTCCACTCTTCAAGGTCACGCTCACGAACCATCTGCAAGATGGTCTGTGTCTGTGCTCCCTTGCCAGTCTTGGAAACTGCCCAGTAATGCTTAGACAGTGGTCCTTGACGTGGGTCAAGATGGAAGTTCTTCAACTGGTCAATCAACCGAACACCAACCTCAAACGACTTAACGACTGAGTCTTCTCCATTTGCAAGCAACGCAATGTTGAATGCAAACTTGGTGCTTGGGCGATTACCTGCATCACATAGCGGGCAACCATTTGGGTCATCGTGCAAGCAAACAAATGACTTTTGGCCTTGACGACCATCAATCCAGTGTGTGCGAAATGAAGCGTATGGCTCATCTTCAAGAAACTTAATTACTTGTGTTTCCTCAAGAACCTTAAAACGCTGTGCGTAAGGTGATGCTGCTTCTTGAACACGATCTGCTGCACCCCAACCACGCTTAATGGTTCGGGCTGTTGCAACTCCTGTGCTGGCTGGTTCAAAACCAGTATCGGGCTTTGCCGTTACTGCTGGTTTTTCTGTAGGTGCCGTAGGAGTTGCAAACTCCTGTTCGTCATCTTCGTAATCATCATAGCGGTTCGTTGTCATGTGTACTTTCTCTGCTTTCTGTTGTTTGTTTTTTACTTAGTCCATTGTTCTTTAATGTGCTTTTTAAAACCTGCCCAGTTTGCTTTATTGGGTTGGGGATTATCCAAACCAAAATGCTGTACTGAGTAGATAAGTAACTCTACCTGCTTTCTGCTGTAAAGTCTACGACCCTTAGCAGTTTTTCCTGGAAGTTGTTGACCATAAGGTGCAGGTGCCCTAAAGGTCGCTGTCGGGATAAATCCCTTTGTTTCCCAAGATCTTATAGTTACCGCTTTGCGATTTAACGCTTTGGCAACCTCCCCCACCGTGTAAAAAGTTTGCTCTTCACCACGAATAGAATAGACAATAGGGTGCAACAAAGAAAAAGGATCTTCAATCCTTGTTGGCTTTCGCTTTTTCCTGTTTTTCGGAGGAGTTTTGCCAGGGTAATCATTTAAACTTTCAGAGCCCATGTTTCTTTCTCTACGTAAAAAGTCTTAATTGTTTCTTGGATGGCATCATTGTTCCATGCAAGACCAAGAAGTTTATCCTCACTGAGGACTTCAACAATTTCCCTCACAGTTTCCCAGTGACCATTCTGTTTTGCCCATGCCTCAGCAGCACTAGAATTAAACGACTTAGAAATCCTACGCTCACGCTTAAATTCTAAGTCACCCATATCAATCCAAAGGTTTCCCTTTTCGTCAGGCTGTCCATAGGTTACCAACATCTGTGTCAAATCAGCCTTTAAAGCATCAACACGTTTCTGAGTCATTTCCAACATGTGTTTATGATTTTTATACTCATCCACAAGCATGCGGGTGTGCTGTTTATCAAAATCTGATGCTGGTGTTTCCCTTACAATTTGTGCCATGTTATACCTCCTTGTGTCGTAGGAACTCTGAAAGAGCGCCTAAGTTTAATTGAAAACTTCCCTTGTTATCGTAACCACCATCAATAAATGCTTTATTGATTCCTCGTTTTTCCTGCAACATTTCGTATTGCCT